CGAACTGCATCGCGTTCGGCGCGGGGAAGTTGTCGTCATCCACCGACAGCACGTAGTCGTAGCCGTCGTACACGGCGCGCATGAGCGCCGCGTTGCGACGCTGAATGCAGCGCCAGCCGATCACCTCTGAGAACGCCCACCGGTCCTGCTCGTGTGGATCCATGTACGTGCCGTCGAGCTTACGTACGAAATCCTTGAGCTCGAGTGGCGTGTTCATGTCGCCCGCGACGATGAGATGCCCACCCGCGGCCCACTCGTGGTAGGCCTTCGGTCTCGCGTTGATGCTCGTGCTGATGATCGCTACCTTGGTCACGTGGTTCCTCCGTAGATCCGGTCCTCGATCATCTTCACGTAGCGAAGTTCCGTCATCGCGGCGTCGAAGTGCGCGCGCTGGGCGCGTACGGCCCACTCCCAATCTTTCATACCTGCGACCGTTCCGAGGTGCTTCACTCGAAAGAAGAGTTCTGACATTGAGCGTACTCGCAACCAGTCGGCGAGACCGGATGGCGCGTCCGCGAGGATGTTGTTCTGCGTGTCGTACATGGGATGGAAGAAGCAGACCGTTCCGGCGGCGAACGCCTCCCACGGCTTCGCGGTCGCCCAGCCGGAGCCGGACGACGGCGTCGTGAACGTGCAGCGTACCGCGTGAAGACGTGGGTAGTAGTTCGCCCACGACGTCGGGTGGATGCTGGCACACGGCAGTCCCAGCTCGGCCAGTGACTCCTTCGACCACGTACCGTGGATGAAGTACGGGTCGAGTGGAAGCACCCAGTCGCGGAGGATCGTCTTACGCTGCAGCGCCGGGCGGATCCCGATCGACCTCGCCTCATTGATGAACAGGCCGAAGTCGTGGCGGTCCCACGTCTCGTCGTACGAGATGAGGTCGCCGAACGGCGTTCCCGGCCGCAGGCCGTTGACCTCGAGACGGGCGTAAGTGTCGTGAATGGTGGAGAGCCACGTCTCATCACCAATGGCCTGTGCGTATGCGATCCACGACTGATCGGGTGAGTCTGTGTCGCCGTAGCGGTGATGCTTGAGTAGCTTCTCTGACTTGAACTGCGCGAGGACGGGATGACGAAGTGGCCACTTGAGGTCGCGCATCTTGTGGCGGTTGCGCGCGTCCGCGTTGAGGTTGATCTCCTCGCGGTTCCACGGATCGATGTCACGCCAGTGGTTGATACCGCGCAGGAGGAATCCGGCGTACCACGCGCACCAGTCTTGCGGCTTCGTCAGCCGCGTCGGGTCGTCGACCATCGGGATCGGCGTGTTGCTCGTGCCGTGCTGACCGACCCACATGATCATCGCGTCGAGCTTCTCGAAGGTGGAGAACGTGATGTCGTCGAAGATCTCTGCCAGTCTCAGCTGACGCTCGGAGGTGAGCGTCACGCCCTTGAGTTCAGCATCACGTACTGCGCGATCGAGACGTGACTTCCAATCATATGAGACGTTCGTTGGACTCCATGGATTGACGACGTTGGACGGAAACCCGGCTGCGTCCGGCGGGTCGCCGCTGTTGCGACCGACGAGAACGAATAAGTCGTCACGGTGGCGAAGCGCCAGCTCCTTGACGACCGCGACCATCTCGACGTCGCCGCCGAGGTTGCCGCACTTCTCAAGCGTGAGTGGCATGCTGCGACCCAGCTTGCCGTAGCCTATGATCTTACCCAAGGTGAACCTCTCCTAGGTATGTGTTGTAGTGAGGCCTCGACCCATAGCCTCTGCGGCGCGCCCGATACCCTTAGATCTCTAGAACTTCAGGGAGCTCACTCATGCGCGCTTCCCACATCTTACCGACTAGAACGAGGGAGTCGGCGGAACGGGCGGTGCCGGGGTCGCCATCGGGTTGGGCGGCGCGGACGGCGTCGACGGTACCGGCGGAGCGGCCGCCGGGGTGACCGGAGTAGCCACCGGAGACGCCGCTACCGGAGAGACCGACGGCGGTCCGGTTACCACTCCAGGCGCCACCGGCCCACCCGCCTGCGGAGGACTGATGGACTTGACGTTGTTGCGATCCTGCCCCTGCCAGGCCCGGACGCCGAGCGTCACGACGGCCGCGCGGTTGAGAAGTGCCTGTGCGACCGTGTCCAGACTCGGGTTCGACGCGAAGTAGTTCGCGTCGAGACCGAAGGCCGCCATGTTCAGGAAGAACATGCGCAGCGCCATCGCAGATTCCGGCGACACGGTGAACTGGTTCCAGATCGGCTTGTCCTTGTGCGGGCCGGACGTGACGCGGAACTTCACCTTGATCATCGGCTTGCCGTTCGCCGACTGCGTCGCCGTCGCCTCGCTGATGACGATGTCGTACTGACCGGCGGGCAGTAGCCCAGCGGTCGCGGCCTCGGCCTGAAGCGCGCTCCAGTTGAGCTCCATCAGTCCTCCTGTGGTGTATGGTGTGTGTTGTCGAGCTCGGGTGGGTAGATGGTAGTCATGATGGTGGTGATGTTGGGGTCGCGTACGTTGTCGGGTAGGGCACCCTGAACTCGCTCACCCGACTCGAACTGCGGGTGGGTGCCCACGTAGAGGTTGACGACCTTCACGGTCGGGTTGCCGTCGCCGTCGGTCTCACGGGTCTGGTAGATGTACCCACAGATGTCGACCCAGTACGGGAGTGACGTGCTGATCTGACCCTGCATATACGGTCGCCACTTGCCGTTCTCCTCGCGCGTCTCCGCGACGAACATGACGCAGCGCACCGGGCCGGGTGAGATGGTGAGGTCGCGGAAGCTTCGGATGAGGCCATCCATCTTGACGAGTAGCATGCCCCAGCCGTCGTAACCCTTGACGAGACCATCACCGCTGATGTTGAGCTTCAGGCGACGCTGAAGCTCCGTGATGCTGTCGAGCACGATCGACACGAAGTCGTGCGGCGACTGGGTGAGCCACGCGTGAACGCGCTGCATCGTATCCCAGCTGGTCGCACCGACGTAGCAGACGTCCCACGTGCCGTCGTAGCGCGGTGGCGGCTGCAGTGGATCCCAACGAACTCGTCGAAGCTGTGCGCCCAGCGGACACGCCGGGCCAACGCACGGCTCACCGCCGTGATCGACGTATCCGATGTGGCGAATGAACTTCCACGACCCCTCCGCGTCAATGACGAGAAGAGGGTGGGGCGCCGTCGACGTGAGCGTCGACTTCCCGACCTTGGAGGCGCCGTGGACGAGGATGCTGAGGACGTTGTCCTTCGAGGTCACTCGGTCACTCCGATCATCTCGGTCATGTAGTACTCGTGTGGGTCGCCTGCGTCGTAGTACGTCTTGAGCATGTCCTCCGCGCGCGACCCGTCGTCGAACATGGGGCACACGGCGAAGAACTGGCAGTCCCACGTGCACTCGCGTCGCGGCGACGGGTAGACGAAGGAGTGCACGCCGCCGTCGGTCGCAAACGAGGGCTGTCGGTTATCGAGCTTATGGCGTACCCGGAGGATGTCGTCGATGAGTCCAACGATCCGTCGTCGGTACGACTCCAACTCGAGTGAGTTGTGTCTCACCTCCACCCGTGAGTAGAACGGCGGCGTGGCGCGAATCGTTCGCTTCACACGGCGGAGCATGTTGTAGAGCGCACCCGCGACGTGCTGCCCATCGGCGTTGAGAGACTCTAGCAGATGATAGTGAAGCATCTGCTCGTCGAGCGTCAGCATGAGGACCGGCTGGGTGATGTTCGCGACTGACTTGTGATCGATGAACAGGATCGCGCCGTCGGTCGTGCGACGCACGCGAACGTCGAGCTTACCGATGATGGCGACCTCATCCTCGCCAAACTCTTCGAGCTCGGCCTCCAGGTACGTCTCGGGAGCAACGATCTCCAGTTCGGAGTCCATACCCGTCTCGGCGATCCACGCGAGGTAACCCTCGAGCATGATGCGCTCGAGGTTCGCCTCGTCCTCGAACTGCTTCCAGTCGTCGGCCTCCATCGACTGGTGCGCCGCGAGCGACCGGTCTTCGAGGATGAGTCGCTCCAACACCTCGAGCATGTGCTCTGGGTGGGGCGGTCCGGTGGGAGTGTAGTGCTCCTTCA